ACATCACGGAACGCCCAGCTCATGCTAAGGATAAGTCGGTTACGCTCACCACGCGATAAGTTATCAAAGTCCAAGTCTCTGCCTAGCTCAGTGATGCTCACAGTCAAGTCGTTATTAAACTTAACTGTATGCGGCAGGCCAATCTTATCTAGATACTGGCTTAGGCGTGCGTTTAGGTAGCTTAGGTTTTGATCAATGATACGCTTGCGAATAAAACTATCTTTGTTGGTCAGCAACTTTAACAAGAACTCTTGGTGGTCCCTGATGTTGCCTAGTTCGTTCAGCGTGTCGTACTTGATTTCCTGTACGCCCTGCGTTTCCATTTCTGTAATCTGTTCAGCGTAAGGATCAGTCTCGGACTGTTTAGCGGCCATCTGCGCCAGCAGAGCGGCCATGCTTGAACGATGTTCAAAGGCATCGCTTTCACGATCATAGTAGACTGCGGGCTGAGCACCAAGCTCGCCCAGATCTCGGAGTGCATCTTGGTTCTCTAATAGTTGTGTGTTAGTTGCTAGTGCTTGTAGTGCGGCTTCCTGTAGTGCCCGTCGTTTTTCCTCTAGCATGGTTACCTGTCGATCGTCGTGAAACGACTGCCCACAACTATGGCAGGTATGGTTTTCTAAGCTGGCGATGTCTGTTTTAAGCTGCTCTATCAGCTTGAGTTCTTTGCCCTCATCTAGTTCACAGCGTTTGATCAGCTTGTTTAGGTCGTTGATCTTCTTTGACTTATCGTTCCAGGCAGTCAGTGCTTGGTGTGCAGCCAGTTCTGCTTCAATATCCAGCTTGCTAAGTTCATCATAGGCTGCTTGTAAGGCCGCGAGGTCTTCTGCGTACTTGGTGGTCCAGAGAGTTTGTCTACGCTTCAGGGATTCAATCTGATCCTGGATGCGTTTGTTGGCATCGCCCACAGCCTTGATACGAAACTCTTCCTGTGTAATGGCATCCTTAGTTGCTTTGTTTAGTTCTTTGAGCTTTTCTGCTTTTTCACTAAGCATGGTAATGCCCAACAACTGCTCAATGATTGTGCGCTGTTCGTTAGCTTTCAAGCTTAAGAATGGCTGCGTATAGGTATTAAGTCCCACAATGTGTTGGAACATGTCGTGACTCAGGCCAATGACACGTTCAATCTCTGCCTGTGTTTCTCTGCTGTCGCCTTGACTTTCGTCTGTGATTTCCTGTTCAACATTGCCCACGTAGAATGCCATGGTGTTGGGTTTGCGGCCACGTTCAATCTTGTATTCAACTCCGTCCTTTTCAAAGTGTACGGTAACCAACATGTTTTTGCCGTTGGTTTTGTTGATAAGATTGTCCTTGCGGATGCTGGTTAAGGCTTGCCCATACAAAGCATAGCTAAGAGCATTAATAATAGTGGTCTTACCTGTGCCATTGCGTGCCCCAGTGTCATCTCCGCCTAGGTCAATGTTCTCGCCCAGTACCAAGGTTAAATCCTTGCGGTCAAAGTTAATGGCCTGCGTGGCGTTACCCACGCTCATAAAGTTTTTAACCGAGAGGTCTTTGATTCTAATCATAGATTGCGATAGATGTCCAGGAGTAAGTTCTGATTATAGTGTTCGCTGTTGATGTTTGTCAACTGACTGGTAACAATCTGGTCAACACTTTCAAACTGTATATTGCCTAACATGATGTTTTCGCCTACGTCTATTTCCTTTTGTGGAATCAGTGTGATTTCACGCAGGCTGTAAGAGTCAATGAATGTTTCTTTGATAAAGGTTGCTTCTTCGTAACTGATGTCAATGTCAATGTTAACACGGCAGTGCATTCCGGGTCGTAGCATTTTTTCTGTGTGATTAAGCACATCACTTAGCTTGTAAACACGATACATGGGTTGATTGGGCCAAGCATGATACTCAGGCTCCTGTCCCCACTCTAGAATAGTCACCCCGCGATCGTCGTCGCCGGCGTCGGCATAGTTATGTGGGAAGGCATTACCGATGTAGGTCACGTTGTTCTTGGTCTGGCGCTTGTGAAAGTGCCCAGTGAATACGTGCTCAAATCCTTGAAAGCTTTCGCGACGTATTTCGCCATGATCGGGCATGGCAACCATGGCGTTCATCAAGTAACCCGGCAGTTCGAAGTGCCCAAACATGTACTTCCCTGATAGTTTGGTAATCCGCTTATGATCATCGCCCACAAGCCAAGGAGCAATAGTAACGTCACCACTAGTGAACCAATCGTTACAAATTTTAATGTTCGGGAGATGTCGCGCCCACTCCACTGACTGTATATCACGCTTATCACGGTAATACAAATCATGATTACCAGGAATAAAAAATACAGTCTGAAAATTATCATTTAAGTGCTCCAGTGCCCTGAGACTATAGTTAAGGGTAACAATGTTAATACTGGCCCGGTTGTTATGCCAATCTCCCAAAAACAAACAGGTCTCGCAGCCTTTTTCTTTGGCTAGAGCTGTGGCCCACTTAACAAACTTAAGACAGTCCTCATTGTGAATGGCGCTATTAGATTTTAGACCAAAGTGAATGTCTGTAAACACCATGGCCTTCTTGAAAAGATTACTCATTGATATAGTTTAACAAAAATGCAGGCTGTAGAGCAACAGCAGTTTACTCGTCTGAGTCGTGATGATATCCGCCTGACATGCCCTGACGTGTGTAGCTAGGAGTCATGTTGTTCATTTCAAGTATATCGTCTCTTAGATTTTGATTACGTTTTTCAATGTTAAGAACTCTGGTAAAACTGTTAGTAATCGCCGCGGTGTAGTAGGCAAAGGGGTTTTGGCTCTTGGACTCGTCGAACTGAAGACCAATCTGGGAAAGCTGAAGCAGAGCTTGACTACGCATTTCATCATTGTATGTGTATCCTCTCCAGTTGCTGCGAGTAGCATACCGTTCGCAGAGTTTCATAAACATATGAGCCAACTTCTTAGTCATTGCACCGTGTTCACGACTCCAATGCCCGGTATCCAAGGGGCCCTTCCAGTGGCTCTTGCCCACACAGTAAGGAGCACCTTCGTCGGTGACTTTATAGTGTTGGAATGGTGGAAAGTTACATTTTAGATACTTGGCCGGCGCGGCAACTGCGGGTTCTTCTTCGTCATACTCAGTTAGGATTGGCTCTTCTTCCTCAGCTTCTTTAAGCGCCTTGGCAGTTTTGGCCTCGTCGATGGGCACATGTTCCCAGGTCATTACACGGAATACTACGTCTGTGTCCGGGACATCTTTGAGTTTAATCTCAAATTCTTCCAGTTTACGCTTTTCTCCGGTGGCTTCCAACGCAGCCTCGTGTGCTAGTTTGGCCAAGCGTTCGGCACGGTTAGTGCGGGCTTGTTTGATATTCTTTTTGTTGATCTGCTTAAGATCATGCACAATCATGTCGTAGTCGGCAAATTCAGGCGCTAGGTAAGAGCAGTAGGTCGTTTTGCTACGATGTATCTCCTTTAGAATGTCTTTGTTGTTGAGGTAGTTTGATTTCATCGAGTTCCCTTAAAAGTAAGCATATAATACACAGAATAAATATAAAAAGCAAGAGGTTTCTGCATGGGATTTTTAGATACTATAACCGGTGGCGTTACTGAATACGCCCAAAAAATTAAAAACTCAGTTACTAATACTCTGGACCCTAGCCAATCCAGACTAGGTATTGCTGGCCTGTTGCCCGGCGGAAAGAAAAACCAACCAGCATCGATTAACAGAATTGGATTCGCCATTGACAACGGCAAGGGCGCAGTTCCCATTGAGGACGACTGGCGCCTCCGAGTTAGTGTTGGAGAAACTAGCAAAATCTTTTATAAAAGCAATGATCTTGGAATTCTAGCACCATTAAAAGACACACAAGGAGTTATTTTCCCTTATACACCCAGCGTAACAACCAGTTTCAGTGCCAGTTATAGTCCGCAGAAAAACACACACAGCAACTATTCGGCTTTCTTCTACGAAGCCAGTGAAGTACAGGCTATTAACATTGCAGGAGACTTCACAGTCCAAAACGTAGAAGAAGGACAATACTTACTAGCATGTATTTACTTTTTTAGGGCTGCTTCAAAGATGTTTTATGGATCCGGGGACAATGCCGGAAACCCACCACCTATTCTATTCTTAAACGGCTATGGTGACCAATATTTTAAACGTGTGCCATGTGTGCTTACCAGCTTTCAACACGTTATGGGACAGGACGTAGACTACTTAGAAGTACCAAACTTGGGCTCAACTCAGTACTACCCTATAACTCAAACCGGCGGACAGAAAGAAAGTACAGCATCGCCAAAGACCACTCGACTACCAACTTACAGTCAAATACAAATTTCATTGCAACCTGTCTACAGTAGACAAAGTGTTGCTGAATTTGACCTTGAGAAGTTTGCACAAGGGCGACTACTTGACAAAGGATTCATCTAATGGCTGCAACCTACAGTAAATCCAGTCCATATTTTGCCACTGGGCAGTTTGGACAATTTTTAGATGTTTTGGAATATCGTAGTATTCCACGCAACGCCAGTGACGTTGAATATCAAATTGATGCTGTTTATAATCTAAGGCCCGACATGCTAGCCTACGACTTGTACAAGGACTCCAAACTTTGGTGGGTTTTTGCTAGCCGCAATCCTAACGTACTCAAAGACCCATTGTTTGATTTTACCACAGGCCGAACAATATACATCCCCACAAAAGATACACTAGTTGCAGCACTGGGAATATAACACATGGCACTAGATCCTCAGAAGAGCATCAAGGATAGCTCTAAGCAAGAAACAGTTGACTCTTCGTTGACCAATGTTGACCCATTGGGCAACTATGTCGGCGACTATGGGACGTTAACTGAAGAACAAGATCGCAAAGTTAAAATAGAGTCAGAACAACGTCGTCTGGCTGAAGAGGCCAAAAACGAATCCGATGCAGAAACTCAACGATTACAAAGACAGAATGCAGCGGCCCAGACTAACGAAGATAAGAAACTAGCCGAAGAAACACAAAAAGAAGAAGAAAAAAAACAGCCAGAGAATAAACAAACCAGTGTAGGAGACCCGCGGGACAATCCTCTATTCCGGTACGCTGACTACACCTATGGTCTGAGTTTTCATGTTATCCCACCAGAAATATACAATCGTTTAGCCAAAGATCCTAACTATGTTTATAATCCAGTGGATAAAAAAGGCAAAGGCACAGTTTTAATAGCCAGCGCAGGTCGCAGAAATGAAGTAAATTTTAAACGTCATCCTGAATTTAAAGAAGATTTTTATTTTGAAAGTTTAAAATTTACAACCATTGTTGGATTAAATGCACGAACAAGAAACACTAACAGCATAGATATTAACTTTACTCTAATAGAACCCTATGGAATGACCTTGCTAAATCGTTTGTTAAAGGTAGCCGACGAATTAGAAACTAATAGTTGGATGCAAATCCCATTTATGATGCAGATAGATTTTTTTGGGAACACCAGCACCGGTGATCTAATGCATCCTATTCCCGATCAGACAAAATATATTCCTGTAAAACTTATTGGCTGTAAGATTAAAGTAACACAACAAGGTGCCACATATCAACTACAGGCAATTCCTTTTAATCATCAAGCGTTTCAAGAAAGCACTGCTACAACACCGGCATTCTTTGAGGTACAGGCCAAAACTGTCAATGATTTTTTTAGCTCTGGTGGAAGTGCCGGAGACGTGGACAAATACAGTCAAGTGCAGAAAGCCAGCAAAGCTCGCAGAGAGTCACTGTTAGAAGAAATACAGCAGGAAGAAGATAGCAATCCTAAGGGCCAAAGAAAAGCCGACCTGGCAAGAAAAGTCCAAGAAATGGATCAAGATGTTTCTAAAATTTCTTACCAAGTTGGCAGCTATGCTGCCGCAATGAATAGTTACCAAGAGCAACTAAAGTCTTCTAAATATCAAAATCCTGACATCTACGAATTTAAGTTTGATCCTGTTATTGGCAACACTGATATTGTCATACCTAAAAAGACAGATGTACGTAGATCGCCAATGAACACTCCTAATTCTAAAGATGGGATAGCAGCTATACGAGCACAGGCAGGATTGCCAACAGCCGGTCTTAATCTGTCTGTGGAAACTTTTAGTATTAATGCAGGAACCAGTGTAATCGATGTTATCAATCTAGTGATGCGTAACAGCAGATATATTAGAGATCAAATCACTGATCCGGCAGTTGACGGAAAGTTATCTGGGCAGGACCTAGCAGACCAGTTAAAGAAACCATTTAACTGGTACAAGATTGTGCCCAACATTGAGCTTCTGGAGTTTGACCAAGAACGACAAACCTACGCTAAAAAGATTACCTATCACGTTACTCCTTTTACCTACTACAATAATAAGTTCAAGGATGTGCCTCAGTCTATTCCAGACGCTTATGCCAAAGAGTACGACTATATGTACACAGGCAAAAATCAAAGTATTTTAAGTTTTGACATAGACTTTGACACAATGTTCTACACACAAATCACTGCAAACCGCAGTAATCTACAGGCAGCAGCGGTACAGACACAGGACCAAGAAAATAAAACAGATCAATCTAAGACACAGATTAAGAACGCCAGTGTACAGGACAATGTAACTAGATATAGTGCCGGAAGTCAAAATATACAAAACCCACAAAGCCCGGACAGCAAAGGCACATTGATTAATGACTTTAGCAAAAGTATGCTCAGCGGCAGTCGTGGCGATATGATCAACGTTAAGTTAAAAATCATTGGCGATCCTGAGTTTATTAAACAAGACGATCTATTCTTTAATCCAGACAATAATCCAAATCAAAGAATAGTACAGCACGTAGACCCTAAAACAAACAGCATAGTCTATGATGCCGGCGAAGTGTTTTGCAAGTTGATGTTTAGAACACCCACAGACTATGAACCTGAAACAGGTATGATGAAGTTTGACCAAGTTGAAACTTCAGTGTTTAGTGGAATATACAAAATACTCACAGTAGAAAATGAGTTTAGTCGTGGAATCTTTACACAGAATCTAAACATAATCAGATTGTTTAATCAGCCAGACTTTGACACCCTGGCCGGCAACGCTCATAAAAAGAAAACTGATGATAATAGATTACCAACTCCGTCTACTATCGCACAAAGTCAAAACGACAACAGTGAAATAGCTGAATGGGATAGAGCGCCTGCACCACCAGAAATACCAGTAGCTGAATCGGAACCCGACGAAACAGATTTTTCTGAGTTTGGAGATGAGCCAGTGTCTCAGACAGTTGACTATAGCGAGTTTGGAGATGACGACGAGTACCAGATTAAGGCAGAGCAAGCTGAACTAAGATTAGATCTTGCTGAAGCAGAGACACTAGATTTTGATGAGAACGAAGCATAATCATGGCAATGGATAAACGCACTGGCAATACACCGCCAGCACAGTTCAAGAGAGAAGCAGCACCAGTCAAATTGGATGCTGGGCCATACATTGGCAAGATTAAAAATAACCTTGACCCTACACGTTCGGGTAGACTACAAGTATATCTTCCTGATGTAGCCGGCGGCGACGAAGAAAACCCAGACAACTGGCGCACAGTAGCCTATGCTAGTCCATTCTTTGGATCTACCACACAGCCCGACAAAAACAAACAGAACTCTTTTAAGAAAGTAAAACATACCTACGGATTTTGGGCAGTGCCACCCGATGTGGGCAATCTTGTTCTTTGTTTATTTGTTGCAGGGGACCCGAGTCGCGGATTTTGGTTTGCCTGTGTGCCTAATCAACTAGGTCATCACATGGTCCCGGGTATTGCTGGCAGCACCTATGTAGAAACAGAGACTATAGAAAACAAAAAAATAGCTGGAAGCATTGACAAAAGCCAACCAACTGTGGTCAGCGAGTTCAATGAGAATGCTGAAGAAATCGACTGGGAAAACTTTGTCAATGCCAAGAAACCTTTGCACGAAGAACAATATAAAATTTATGCCGGCCAAGGCTTAGAAAACGACTATGTCCGTGGCATTATTTCTAGTTCTAGTCAACGAGAAGCACCAAGTTATGTATTTGGAATAAGCACTCCGGGCCGTCCTTTGTATACCAACGAACGCATATCCGGGTCTGAAAAAACTGCCGAACAGGTTAAAACCGGAGCGTTCGACGAAAATGAATTTAAGGTTAGTGCTCGAACTGGTGGACACCAGTTTGTCATGGATGATGGTAACTTTGACGACAAGGACAGACTAATCAGATTACGTTCTTCCAGTGGTCATCAGATTCTGATGAATGACAGTGAAAAGATTCTTTACATCGCCAATGCTGCTGGTACAGTTTGGCTAGAAATGACTGCTGCTGGGCATCTGCATATCTACTCAGGTCATAGTGTTAATGTAAGAGCACGCGGAGATATTAACCTGCATGCTGACAGGAATATTAACATGAACGCCGGCGGAGCCATTAACATGAACGCCAGTAACAGCATCAATGAACAAGCAGGAAAGATTAACCTAAACGCCAGTGATAGCCTTGTTGCCTATGGTGGCAAAACAGGTATAGGCAGCTCGGGCAGCTTGGCAATAAACGCCAATGGCACCATTGATGTAGCTGGAGTTAGTGCTGTTCACATGACCGGTGGCACTGTGACCCTCAATGATGGCATTGGTGACGCCAGAGTCGACAAACCCGATCCTATCAAAATTAACAAACTACCCGAAACTGGTGTGGAAAACAATAAATGGAAAAGTGTTGATGGTGGATTAGACAGCATTGTGCCTATCGCTCCGACACACGAACCGTGGGCCCTACACTCAGGAACCAAGTTAGCCAGCACAGCATCGGCTATACGAACATCTACAAGGATGGCAGATAAAAAAGTAACAGCACCCTCATCTGCGGAGAAGCCTTTCCCCAATAAGGACCTGCCTATAGTGCTCTGCCAGAATAAAAAGCCCGAGGATCCAGGTCCTATTGCTGCCTATAAGTGCGGTGTCCAGAAAGCCTGTAACAAGTCCTATATGTCCAGAAAAGACAATCCCGAGCCGCCAGGTACAGTAGGACCTTTGACAGCCTTACAGACCAAGGCACTGATGACGCAGATTGCTTTTAGCGAAAGCAGCTACACATATAACATTGAAAATCAATATAGCTATCTGGGCAAATATCAAATGGGTGCTGCGGCGCTAGTCGACCAAAGCTACATTAAACGCGATGCCTATTTGCTATACGGTAATAAGGCTGTAAACTATCCAAATAGCTGGACTGGCAAAGACGGAATAACCAGCAAAGAAACATTCTTACGCAGCGATACTATACAAGAAAAGGCCATGTTTGCTCTACTAAAGACAAACTACAGCACTCTTATAAGAATAGGTGGCATCAAAGAAGGCGACGACCAGTGTACTATAGCTGGCATGCTGACTGTGGCGCATTTGATCGGGGCAGGGGGCGCTAAAAAATGGCGTCTTAGTGCCGCTGGAGGAGATGCCAATGGCACAACTGGTACATCTTACTATAATATGGGACGCTATGCAGTTGACGTTTTGGCGGCTACAGCATAAGGTTAAATACATATTATGTCGACATACAAAGGGTTTAGTACCTACAATCGTTTTAAAAAGTTTCGGTTAACCGACTTTGAGTTGGTCAAGCAGGACCTGTTTAATCATTTCCAAATCCGAAAAGGTGAGAAGCTGATGAATCCTGACTTTGGAACAATTATCTGGAACATCTTGTTTGAACCCTTTACCGAAGAGGTTAAAAATGCGATAGTCAAGGACATTGAAACCGTAGTGTCCTATGACCCTAGAATCAGCGTAGAGAACATCACTGTGACCCAATACGAATACGGATTACAAGTAGATTTAGATCTGACCTACATACCAACTAATCAAACACAGTTACTCAACTTTACCTTTGACAAGTCAAGCCAATCGGTTAGTATGTAATAAACGGCGTACATTTTAAGAAAAATAAATATTAGAAATAGGTTTCATCGATGGCAATCAATACTAGACAAAATAGTTTATTAGTAGCAGAGAACTGGAAAAAGATATATCAAACTTTCCAGGAAGCTGACTTTACCAGCTACGACTTTGAAACCTTGCGTAAGAGTATGGTTGACTATCTTCGACTGTACTACCCAGAAGACTACAATGACTTCACAGAAAGCAGTGAATTTATTGCTCTTATCGACTTGATTGCGTTTTTGGGGCAGAGTATTGCTTTCCGCGCAGACCTAAACGCACGTGAAAACTTCATTGATACCGCAGAACGCCGCGACAGTATTCTCAAGCTTGCTCGACTAATCAGCTATAACCCCAAGCGTAACATCTGCGCCAGCGGGTTCCTAAAGATTGAAAGTATTAACACCACGGAAACTCTCTACGACAGCAACGGGTTGAATCTAAGTAACTTAAATGTAAACTGGAACGACCAAACCAATGACAATTGGTTAGAGCAGTTTACCACTGTGCTCAATGCCAGCTTGGTCACCACACAGACTGTGGGTAAGCCTGGCAACAGCCAAACTATCAACAATATCAAGACAGACGAATACAGCATTAACTTTGTTCAAAACGTCCTAGGAGTGTACAAGTTTACTGCGGCTATTGAAGGCAGCAACTTTGATTTTGAGGCAGTCAGCGCCACAACTGTGGGGAAAAGCTATGTCTACGAAGTGCCTCCAAACCTAAACGCACCTTTTAATATTTTGTACCGCAACGACAACTATGGCAATGCCAGCAATGACACGGGCTTCTTTGTCTACTTTAAACAAGGCGCACTAGGAAGCCATGATTTTACTATCAGCGACGCTATACCAAACAAGATAGTCAGCTTTACTGATAATAATGTTAACAACAGTGATACTTGGTTGTACGCCGTTGACAGTAACACAGGATACCGCACAGCATGGACAGAAGTACCTGCTATTTCTGGTGTCAACGTTATCTACAACGACACTAATAAGCGTAACCTATTTCAAGTTAACACTCGTGCCGGAGACCAAGTTGATCTAGTTTTTGGTGACGGCAGCTTTGCCAATATTCCACGTGGTAACTTTAAATTTTACTATCGTTCTAGCAACGGACTAAGCTATAAGATTACTCCAGAGGAAATGAAAAACATTTCTATTCCTTTGAACTATGTTAGCCGCAGCGGCCGCGTTGAGACTCTGACTCTTCGCGCCAGCCTGCAATACACAGTTACCAACGCCAATGCCCGTGAGAGCACCAGTGACATTAAACAAAAAGCACCTCAACAGTATTACACACAGAACCGTATGATTACTGGGGAAGACTACAACATTCTGCCCTATACCAGTTTTGGTAACGTGGTTAAAGCCAAGGCCATCAATCGTACTAGCTCTGGTATCAGCCGCTTCTTGGATGTCATTGACAGTACAGGCAAGTATTCTAGTACTAATATTTTTGCCAGTGACGGTATACTTTACGAAAACAGCTATACACGCAACATTAAGTTTTCATTCAATACCAGCACAGACATTGCTAAGATTATCAACAACGAGATCATTGTTAACATTGTTAATGAAAAAGAACTGCTGCATTTCTACTATGCAAACTATCCAACCTATGCTTCTGCTAACCTAAAATGGAAGTTAAGCACTCTTGGATCAAACGTGGCCACCGGATACTTTACCACACCCGACGGAGTCCCTACACAAATTGGTGGAGTGGTACAAAACAGTCGCCGTTATATACGTAAAGGCTCTACCATTAAGTTTACTGCACCTGCAGGCTATTATTTTGATGCATCTAATAACTTGGTAGCAGGTACAGCCACCGATATCACCGACCAAACATCAATATTTGCTTCTGTTATGGAAGTCTTTGGAGATGGGACCAATAACGGTCTAGGTAATATGATTGACGGCACCGGGCCAGTATTACTAAACGTAAGAGTTCCAAGCAACGCTGTGGTCGGAGATATCTATCCTGTATTTAAAAATAGCTTTACTACCTTCTTCAGTGACAGCATTATTTCCAAGGTCAAGAGCTACAAAAACTTTGGGTTGGGTTACGACAGTGTCAAACAAGTTTGGTTCATTATTAACAACGAAAACTTGAACACCGGCAGCTTTAGTCTTTCTAACCAAAGTGACGAGAGTGGTACCGGACTTGACAGCAGCTGGCTAATACGCTTTGAATACAACAGCGATGGGTATACTGTTTACTACAGGGGCATTGAGTATATTATGGAAAGTGTCAAGGAAACTACTTTCTACTATGACAACAAGATCAAGATCTATGACACCAAAACTGCGTCTGTGATCAGCGACCAAGTTACTGTATTAAAAACCAACAACGAACCAAACTCGGCGGCACCGTTGGCCAAAGACTACACCTGGTATGTTTATAAACCTTTTGTTGAAAGCGACGGTTACGTCCACAAGGATAAAATCTTTGTTACCTATGCCGACAGCAACAACGACGGCGTTCCCGATAATCCAGACCTATTTAAAATTATTGTTGACCCCACAGTTAACACTAACAGAAAGTATGTGTATTTCCAAAGCGTTACTGGTTACGAAAGATTTACTACATTGATTCCTGTTGACAACAAGACCGTAGTAAGCCTGTTTGCAACAAGATCAGAAGTATACAATAACACCAGTTTGTATTTGGTAGGACAACTGTTCTACGCCTATCAAGATGATAAGTTTTACTCATTGAGTACTAGTAGAACACTGGTTGAAGAAACAAACTACGTGGCTCGAATTGGCAGACAAAATATCAGTTTCCAATATCGCCACAACAGTCCAGATTATCGTAGAATCGACCCAAGTACCACAAACGTAATCGATATCTATATGTTAACCAGCGCCTATGAAACCGCTTATCGCCAATGGATTCAGGACACCAGCGACACTATCAGCAAGCCTGCCGAACCGACTAACTATGAGTTGAGCACAGAGTTTGCTAGTCTAAATGATATTAAGACGCTAAGTGATACCCTAGTATTCAACTGCGCCAAGTTCAAGTTGATATTTGGATACAAGGCCCCTAGCAGTCTTCAGGCTACTTTTAAAGTGGTGAAAAATACTAACGTAAATATTAGTGACAACGATATTAAGACTTCTGTGATTAGTGCTGTGAACACTTACTTTGACATAGGTAACTGGGAGTTCGGAGAAACATTCTACTTCAGTGAACTAAGCGCCTACTTACACAAAGCATTGAGTCCCTACATTGCGTCTATAATGGTGGTTCCTGTCGATTCCTCAGTTAGTTTTGGTAGTATGTATCAAATTAATGCAGAACCAAATGAAATAATCATCAGTGCCGCCACAGTAGAAAATGTAGAAATCATTTCTGCCGTAACTGCCAATCAACTAAACATTACCATGGCAGCTCAAAATAAAAACATCATAGTCTAACCAATGGCAACAAGAAAAACCCTTGACTTTTTACCAAGTATATTCCAGAGTGACACCAACAGAAAGTTTCTGAATGCTACTCTTGATCAGCTGGTCAGCGAACCAGATTTTGTTAGACTGAACGGATACATTGGTAGAAAGTTTGCTCCTACATATAAAACTTCAGACAACTATGTCTCTGAAGCTAGCAAGGATCGTCAAAACTATCAACTTGAGCCTAGTGTAGTAATCAAAGACTCCAGTAATCAAGTTGACTTTTACAGCGGCTACACCGACCTAGTTAACAAACTGTCTTATTATGGCGGCTTTACTGCTGATCATAATAGATTGTTCTCTAGCGAATACTATACCTATGATGGCCTGTTTGACTACGATAAGTTTGTTAACTTTAGTCAATACTATTGGTTGCCCAACGGACCTACACCTATTACTATCAGTGCCCAAGAAGTCTCAAGTCAGGCAACTTACACCATCACTAGAAATAGCGTAGATAATGTTTTAAACATCGCTGGTAAGTCCACTGGTAATCCTGAAATAGTATTGGCTCGTGGCGGCCTTTACAAGTTTGTGGTTAACTCTCCTGGACATAAGTTTTGGATACAAACAGAAGCTGGAGTATCGGGCAAGAAGCGTGTAGCATCAAACATTAGCACACGAACTGTCTTTGGTGTTACCAACAACGGCGCCGAGTCTGGTACGATCGAGTTTAGTGTTCCACTAAACAACGAGCAAGACTTTTTCTTATTGATGCCTATGCTGCCTAGCATAGATTATGCTGTAGACGTTCCTTTCTCAGAGGTAGAAGGCTCTACTTGGCAACAGTTACTTGATAACTTTGGTGGACTTGATGGGATTACTATTAATCCTGAAAGTAAGACTATCATCTTTTTAAATCCCGATGACAGTGATGACGCCTGGATGAAGAATGGTGATACAGTGGCTCCTGAACTACGTCGTGGAGTTTATCGTATACGGTTTGTTGGCGATGTAATAACCTTAGACTACATTCGAGATGTTCCTACAGAAAATAGAGTTTATAGTAGGCTAGGAAAAGACTACGCTAACATAGATTTTTATAAAACAGATACTGGATATTTTGCGCCAGTGCCTGCGTTGACTGCACAACTAGATACATTGTACTACCAGGATTCTAGTGATTCTAGTATGTTTGGGCGCATTAGATTAGTTGATAATGTAGTTGACGCTATTAACGTTGACACCAGCATCATTGGATTTAAAAATTATACTGCCCCCAACGGACTAGAGTTCACCAATGGACTAATCATTGATTTCGATGACACAGTGCAACCAACCTTCTATGCCGGTAAGAGATTTGTGGTAGAAGGTGTGGGTCGCGCGATTCGACTAGTAGATTTTAATAATCTAGTCTGCTCTGAATCTTTTGTTAAAATCAACACAGTACCTATTGATACACAACCGTTTAACGCAGACAACTACGATGAACCTTATCGTGGACCGGCAACTCCTGAATACGTTACCATCAACCGTGGTAGTAAGGACCTAAACGGATGGAGCCGTCATAATCGTTGGTTCCACACCAATGTTATTATCAAGAGTGCCGAGTTCAATAATCAAACTCCTTTGTTTGATCAAGGCACAAGAGCGCAGCGTCCTATAATCGAATTTGATCCAGACCTGCAACTAGTTAACAGTGGCCGCATTGGCAAAAGCCCTGTGGACCATATTGAGTCTGTGTCCACAGATGCATTTAATCAGATCCAACATCAGAATCAAACGACTATTAACGGACACACTTACCAGGCCGGGCAGCGTGTACTGTTTGTCAATGACAAGGATCCTCTAGTACGCAGTCAAGTCTATGTAGTTGCCACAGAGCAACAAGTTGATTCCTCGTATCAAACATTCTGGGACGGGGTGGGCACTGGTGTTATTAACATCAGCAAGCCAATAATGAGCTATACTTCTGATGCTATGCCTATAATAGATCAAGTCTTGATTCAGACCTGGCAATCGGGGGATCCTGTTCCTTACCACTGGACTGTAAAAAGCAACGACAACATACTAACAGCTACAGAGATCAGCCATTTGGGTTGGCCTGTACAGGACCTGACAGGAACAGTTACCAACGTAGAGTACCTAGGAAACAGCGAATACAAAATATATTTTACTGCCCCAGACACTCCAGACCTTATCTACCCATTTATTGATTTTAATGTAAACATATTGGGCACCGGGGGCATTGCCACCGTTGACGGAACAGACACCACATTCCTTAGTGAAGTAGAAGTTGGAACAGATCTATATACCGCAGACGATCGCTACATCGGTCGAGTATTAGCAGTGATGAAAGATCATAAACTTCAGCTAGAAGCTCATGCACCTTTCCCTTTACTAGACGAGTTTGATTGGAAGTATAAGAAGCCCAAGATTCAATTGATTATCAGCGAAGACGCCGACGACGCCCTGGAAGCCCATGACATGATCGTTGCCCGTAGCGGCCCTAATGCCGGCACCAGCTATTGGTACAACGGCAACACCTGGACTAAATCTCAAATGATTGCGGCATCGAATCAAGAACCTATGTTTGATGTTTTTGATTTTGATGAAAACAGTTTCGGTACTTACAACAGCAACAAGTTTGTCGGTACAAAGATATTTTCTTACAAAAAGGGCACAGGCAACAACGATTCTGTTTTAGGGTTTCCTTTAAGCTACTCTAACGTTAACAGCACAGTAGCTGATATTTCTTTTGAAAATAGTTTTGATTATGAAACGTTTACCTGGGTCAACGCCGCTGGGCAGGTTGTAACACAAAAAGTCAACGCAGGCTACATTAGAGAAATAGTGTCTCGCTATGAAAGCAAGCAAAGAAACATCTGGACCACAGTTGTAGAACCTACTAAACAGTACCAGGTCATCAGCAAGACCTACACTGGACGTACCAATCAT